ATAGTTTTTCTAATTAGAGAATCTCTCTCCTGTTCTAATAAAGCTCCAACTTCTTGTGGTGTTATTTTAGAATCATCATTTATCTGACCTCCATTTACTAGTCTTAATACTTGTTCTACTATTTGTCCTTTCTTTGCCATTATTGTGATTGTTCTAATACTGTCGTTGTACCATACTCTACCACAGTAGCCTCTCTAATATTAACACCTAGATAAGATAATATCCTGTGACTTATTTCTTTATGAGTGCTTTCAGGTAGAGTTAAATTAACTGCGTTAGAAGAATTATATACCTCTACATTGCTAACCAGCGTAAAAGACCATTTAGGGTCAGCTGGTTTTTTAACATATGTTAATATACAATTTCCTGTAGTTTCATTACTACCATTGCCAGTATAAATATTTATGCCATTGCTATTTATTATTGCGATAGGGAAATCTTGAGTTGGGGCATTTAAGTGGCTCTTTCTTCTTTTGTTTAGCTCACTAGCTGTAACCACCTCAACATCAGAGTTGTTAAATTTTAAGTTTAAAAAAAATAAATAATCAGTTGGTATTGTAAAATTACCTGAAGAAACTGCAAGAGAAGAAGTATCAATAACAGTTCTCAACTCGTCAGTAAGTTGTTGATTATGTTTATAACCATTGGCTATACCATCAGGAGATGGATTACCCACTCTATCTTTTATTAAATCTAACTGTGCTCTCTTAGCTAACATATTAAACTCACTAGGCTTTAACCACCCTCTGTTCTCCTTGTTAGCCATAAATTTTACAAATCTGTATATTTCGTCTATTGTCATAATACACAAATATAGTAAAAAAAAGAGGGTTACAAAAGCAACCCTCCTTAAAAAACAGATATGAGTAATTTTATTAGCTATTAAACTTAGCTATTTGTTTCTCCATTTCTTTCAAAACTAACTCTCCTTCTCCATCTAAACAGTAGTCAGCAAAATGGTCAACAGTGTCAACCCCCACTGGAACGTGAGTAATTAAAACTCTGTCAGAACCTCTTACCCAAGAAACTCTATTTATCTCAGTATCAATAATATTATACTCTCTAGCATTAATAATTGTTTCTTTGATTGATGTTTTAGGGTCATTCAATCCAGTTAAAAATGAAAAAGGGTCTTTCTTAGCCAACATCTTCATGTCGTATCTAATCTCCTCTGTACTTTTATCTACATTGACACCCAATACTTTAGCATATCCAACTAGCTTATTAAAAGGCATTTTAA